CTAGAAGCATCAGCACTAATCTTAGTATAGTCTGGGTCAAAGCTAACCACATACTCATTAGTATCTAAATCCTTAATAGCATATAAAGATCCAGTTGGTAAATAATAGTTAGTAGTATAGATAGAAGAGGTTTGAAACGAACGTTGTGGGTATTGAGGTCTAGCGTTTATTCTAAATCTTTGAATACTTTCACTATAAAAAAATCCGGGGTTATTATCTAAAGAAACATACACATTAGATCCTGTAAGTACAGTTTGAGTAGAAGACCCAGTGTTAAACGTATAGTCATCCCATTTAAATTCTAAACAAGGGGGATAAATAGTATGAGTATCTACCGAAAAGTATTTTAAGGTAATTTGCTGGTTTATATTATCAACAAATTCCTGAGATCCAGATTGTCTAACTATAAACCCATAATTAGACCAAACTGGAGAACTTCCAGTCCAATGTTCTACTATACTAGTTACATCAAAATTTAAATCCAGGTCTGATCTATATGAAAAAGTTTGACTAGAAGAAGGGGTTTCAATCCAAGCACCTCCAGTAACTGCCCAAGGTGTACTACCTGAATAATCAGTCCATAACCATGAAGTTCCATTTTGAACTTCGGGCTCATCCATGTACCTACCAGTTCCCATATTCCAAGATTGGGAAACAGCATTTACTTGAACTACAGTGTTGGTTTGCAATCCCGTAGCATTAGCTACAAATACTTTTAAGTTAGCTTTCCATGATCCTGTAATTAAACTAGAGGTTACATAAGCTATATCATCTTGATTAAATTGAATTAAAAATCTAGATGTTTGGGGTTGATCACCTTGAATTTGTAAAGCACCTGTAATAAAGTTAGTAGAAGCCTCTATAATCTCATCTAACCCTGTATTCATATTAGGGTACGCTGAGTATAGTGTAGCGTCTTGAGTTGGGAATATTTTATATACTGCCATGATTTAGAGATTTACTACTTTTCCTTTAATATCGGTATTTAAATATTTTACTTCAAATATCATAGGATCGATTGAAGGGTAAACTACCCCATTTATAGTTGCTCCTTCTACATCATAAGCATACGATGAGTAGTTACCTCCTACTTTATTTGTAATATTTACTGTTTTAACTGTTTGTACTCCTTCAATTACATCTAAAGCAATATTAATGTCTTTTAAAATAATAGGTTCATTAATTTGCCAATTTTTTATATTAAATAAATTTTGCAATTCAAGTATACATCTTCTTAAAACATCATTTTTGTTAAAATTAGGTAATGTTATAATTTCAAAATCTACTCCTATATTAATAACAAATGCATCTTTTATAGCTACTGAATCTCCTACTACTCTAAACTGGGATAGATATGTTTGGATGTTCTTTTTTAGGGCACTAGAAGTAGAAGTTAAAGAACCATCAACATTAAAAGCTAACACATATAAATCGGTATTAGCCCCTGTATTATCTGAGGCTTTTGATCGCTCAGCATAAGCTTTAGCTATTTTACCGTATTTAGGAGGCATTGAAAGTGCTCTAATTAAATAATCATCAGAAGTTACTGCTCTGTATTGAGTGTTAAAGTTAGATATAATATTTTGTCTTAATTCATCTACAGTATCTCCACTACTACCACCAGATGCTGCTCTAGGGTTATTTACTGCTAATGAATTATAAGCTGCTTGGTAGGCTCCACCTACATCAACAGCTGCATAATTAACAAAAGTACGACTAATATTTCTTACTACGTTTAAATCATTAGCAGGAACATTAGAAATTACTCCACCTCCTGTTAAATACCTTATAGTTAAATTTCCTGTAGGAGCTATACCATAAGAAGGGGTAAATATAAAGTTAGTAGGCGAATAAGCAGTAGTTAATTTGTCTTTTTCAAATGGGAGACCTAATCCCACATTATCAGAGTTTGGAACTATTTCTTCTTCAACATTTAAGGTAGTACCTGCTCCAAATTGAATCTGTAAAGATCCTGAATTTAGGAAACGAGTAGCAAATCTTCTTTGTGTTTGTCTTAATTGAAGAAGATAAGGAACTTGATTTTCTTCTAAATAAGTATTTGGATCATTTGGGTTAGTATTACGAATAGAATCATAAACCATTTCCTCAGCCAAATAAGGAACTTCGTACCAAATATTACCATTTTCATCAGTAACGTCAAGAATTCCTACTATATTTTCAGCAGAAATTGTAGTGGTAAAAAATTCAACAGGAGTAGCTCCAGCATTTACAGTTGTAGTATTAATAGTAGCTGAAATAGCTTGTCTAGTTTTTCTTAAAAGATATAAAGAAGGATTATTACTTCCATCTACAGTATATACAGTAATTATTGTAGGATCCTGAGAGCTAGATACAGTAAAATCAATAGGGTCTTCTGTTAAAAATGTTATAGAATTTTGAGTAGCAGATCCTATTTGAGCATTAGATTCTATATAAAGAGCATAATTAAAATCAGGAGCATAATTACTCCCTGTAGAGGGGACTGTTTGATAAAAATCAATTTCAGCAATAGCAACACCCGTAACCTTAGGTTTGTAACCCATCATATAAGCCAAGTCATATAGATTTTCAAATCTACGAGCATATTGGGTATAAGTTTCTTGGACTTGGTTTTCTTGATAGAATGCTAAAACATCACCTATATAAGATGACATCTCCATAAACATCATACCAGGAGAAGAAGGACTAAAGTCAGTGTAGGTATTAGGAAAATAGGTTTTAGCGTAGTTAATTAACGTTGACCTAAAATCAGTAAAGTCCTTATTAATATATCTTATATCTCTTGCTGTAGCCATTATGTAAAGTTAAATTGTATTTGGTCTTCAATTCCCGTATTTTTTACTATATATTTTATTACTACTGTAATAACATTCTCATCGGGAATAGTTAAAACATCTAAAGCTTTTACATCCACTAATGGAAAATTATTAGATATTTTTACTGAAATATTTTCTCTAAGATCTTGAAGATTATCTTGTGCTATTTGTGAGAATACAAAACTTCTTAAACCCCCACCATAATTAGGGTTTTCAATACGTTCTCCTGGTTCTGTTAAAAAATAATTTATAAGATTATTTCTTATAGCATCTTTGGTAGTATAAGTAGTTTTGAATACTGATGGGGAAGAAAAAGGTAAGGCAACTCCGACACCTACACTAGGCTGAAAATCAGTTTTAGGTATTATGCGGAGATCGTAAGCCATTATTTACCTCCTTTCATTAGACCCATAATCATGTCTAGACCCACATTACCCTCAGGTAATTTACTTCCATCCCCCGTAGTGTTCATACCTGGGGCTACTTGTAAAGTGTTAGCTGCTATGTTTTGAGTTGTAAAATTAAGAGTATCTTGTCCTCTTCTCATATCACCCATAATACTTTCCATCATAGCACGTTTTTCAGCTGGGGATTTAGTAGGGGTGGGTGATGTAGTTATTGTTCCATAATCAACTCCCCCAACAGAGGTTTTAATGGTTGGAGCTTTAGGAGCACGAACTGCTTCCAAAAGGATATCTTTTAGTTCCTCTTGGATAGCTTCTCTTACTGCTTCTTTGATAAATGATTTTAATTCACTTGGTTTCATCTGTTATAAATATTGAATTTAAAAAGGTCTTAGACCTGGGTTTTGATCAATTAAAAATTTCATCTCGTCTAAAAGTACTTGTTCTGATGCACTGAAAGAAGGTTGACCTTTTAAAAGAATAACTCCTTCTTGATTTAAAGCTACGGCAAATCTTCTATACAAAGTTCCAACAGGTTGAGTTTCAGTTCTAATATCTAAAGTAAACCCTCTATATTCTCTAACGGGAGTATTACCCTGTACTAATGATTGAGCAGCAAATAAAACCAAATCCTCAGATAGCTCTTCTTGGGTTAATTGATCTTGAGAACATATTAATGCTAATAAATCTAATAAGTTAAGAAGATTAATGACTAATTGCAATGAAATTGCTAATACTGATCCTATCGTTAAAAATTGTCCTGCTAATTGAGATGAAGTAGTTGCTCTTTCCTCA